GCCGTGGCCGCACGGAACGACCAGAGACCTTCTGAAAAGGGCCATTCAGGACGTCGACCTGGCAGGCAACTTCTACGCCACGCGCCAGGGGAACCTGATCTTTCGCATGCGCCCCGACTGGGTCTCGATCGTGCTCCGCTCGAAGTTGGATGAGGACGACCCGGCATCAGCCCTCGACTGCGAGGTCGCCGGCTATCTGTACCACCCCGGCGGCTATCAAGCCAGCAACGACGCGATCCCGCTTCTGCGCGAGCAGGTCTGTCACTTCGCTCCCATTCCTGATCCTCTGGCCCGTTACCGCGGGATGACCTGGCTCACACCCATCATCCGCGAGCTAATGGCTGACAACGCGATGACGGATCATCGGCTGAAGTTCTTCGAGAACGGCGCGACCGTGAATCTGGCCCTGGCGTATCCCGAGGGTATGGACTCGGACCTGTTCAAGAAGTACGTCGAGCTGTACAAGCAGGGTCACGACGGACTCGCGAACGCATACAAGACCCTCCACCTCGGAGGTGGCGCGACCCCGGTTCCGGTCGGAGCCAACATGGAGCAGATTGACTTCAAGGTGGTCCAGGGAGCCGGGGAGACGCGCATCGCTGCCGCTGCCGGCGTTCCCCCGATCGTCGTAGGACTTTCCGAGGGCTTGGACGCAGCTACCTATTCCAACTACGGCCAGGCTCGCAGGGCATTCGCTGATGGAACCATGAGGGATCTGTGGGGCGATATGGCCGGGTCTCTAGCGACGATCATTGACGTCCCTTCTGACGCGGAGCTCTACTACGACGATCGCGACATCGCCTTCCTTCAGGAAGACGAGAAGGATGCGGCCGAAATCCATCAGACCTGGGCCTCGACGGCCAACACGCTGATCATGGCCGGCTACGAGCCTGACGCGGTTATCGACGCGGTGACTTCGGGCGACTTCTCGCGTCTAGCCGGAAATCACACGGGCCTGTTCAGCGTCCAGCTGCAGCCTCCGGGAACTGATCCCGCATCCGAACCGTCGACGAACGGCGTTCCGATAGGAGCAGACGTATGAGTGAGACCGAGCGCGAGCCAGAGGTCGAGAACGTGAACGGTGGCGAACTCGTCTATCGCGTAGCAGAGGTAGATGCAATCAGCCTTCGTGAGGAAGCCGACGGCTCTCCGGTCCTCGAAGGCCGGATGATGCCCTACGACGAGTGGACAGAGATCCGCTCCTCGGTCGAGGGTCACTTCCTCGAGCGCTTCTCACCCGGCTCACTCGCGAAGACGATGCAGGAGCAGGCGTCGCGTATTCGCGTTCTCCTGGATCACGGCATGGACGCGGTCGTCGGGCGCAAGTCTATCGCCGCCGTTGAAGGGTTTCGCGACGAGCGGGACGGCGCCTACTACCGGGCAGGTCTTCTGGAAGGGCTTCCCCCGCTGCTGGTCTCAGGACTCAAGCGCGGGCTTTACGGATCGTCCGTCCGCTTCAAGCCGATCAAGTGGGATCGCGTGCGTTCCCCCAAGCGCTCGGAGCACAATCCCGAGGGCATTGAGGAGCGGACGATCCGCGAGGGCTTCGTGAAGGAGCTCTCCGTCGTCACGTTCCCGGCGTACGCAGGCGCGACCGCCGGCATTCGCTCGATCACCGACGAGATCGCAGCCAAGCAGCTTCTCGGGGATCCAGAACGACTCCTCGAGTTTTTGAAGAACACCCCGGCAGAGCCGCCGCACTCGGAGCGGGAGGAGCCTGAGGTCCAGGCTCCCGAACCTAGCCGCAGCACTCAGCCAGTCCACGACTACCTACAACAGGAGGACGATTCATCGTGGCGGCTGTAGAGAGAAGGACCAAAGACGAGATCGCGACTGAGATCGCCGACCTCAAGGAGCGGCGCCAGGCTATCGACTCGGAGTTTCAGGGCCAGCGGTTCTCGCCCGAGAAGCGCGACGAGTTCAACCAGCTCACCGCCGACATCAAGGACCGTGAGGAGACTCTGACGGAGCTCTCTCGTCGCGAGCAGTTGCTCGCGGAAGGCGCCCAGAACGAGAACGCCGTTGAGCAGGGCGCGTACTTCAACGTGCCGAAGTCGGGTGTCGCTCGTGGCGAGGACATCTACGACCTGTCGACGGTCACGCGGAGCTGGGACAGCCCCGAGCAGGAGGAGCGCGAGCTCAACGATCGTGCTCTAAGAGCGGTCGAGGCTGCGCGGTTCCCGCATCAGGACGCAGACAGGGAAGACACGCAAGGCCATCTGGAGAGGTTGCTCGGCGATGGAGAGGGCGGCGATCGCAAAGGCGCCCACATCGCGAAGCACTTGCTCGTCACCGGCTCTCCGGCGTACCGGCGTGCGTTCACGAAGTACCTCTCCGGCCAGCCTCGCACTCAGAACGAGGAGCAGATGCTCTATCGCGCGATGTCGCTGACGACTACGTCGGGCGGTTTCGCGGTCCCGTTCGTTCTGGACCCGACCCTAATTCCAACGTCGAACGGAGCGATCAATCCGTACCGGCAGATCGGAAACGTCATCCAGATCACCGTTGACGAGTGGCGCGGAGTCTCGTCGGGCGGCGTTACGCCCGCGTTCCAGGCCGAGGCAGCGGCAACGACCGATGCTTCCCCGACGCTGGCGCAGCCGACCGTGTCGACGGAGATGGCAAGGGCGACTATCCCTTACTCCATCGAGATCGGCATGGACTGGGGCAGCTTCGCCTCGGAGATGGCCGGCGAGATCCAGGACGGCAAGGACGTGCTCGAGGCGACCAAGTTCGCGGTTGGTTCCGGCACGAACGAACCGTTCGGCGTCGTCACCGGAGCAACCACGGTGTTCACTGCCGCAGACACCGACTCGCTGATCCTGGCGGACATCTACTCGTGGCACAACGCGCTGCCGCCGAGGTTCCGTAACGGTGCGGTGGCGACGTTCAACAACAACATCCTCGACAAGATCCGGCAGATTGACACGGCTGGAGGCTCCGGGATGCTGCAGCCGAACATCCAGCTTCGCTCCGCAGCTCAGGCGGCAACGATGATCGACGGACGGGCCGGAGTCGATCTCTTCGGAAAACCCGTCTACGAGGCATCGGGGCAGTCCGGTGCAGTTACGACCGGGCAGTTGATTGGCGTGCTCGGCGACTTCGGTCGCTACTACAAGATCGTCGATCGAGTCGGGCTCACGGTGGAGGTTGTCCAGCACCTGCAGGACGCCACCACTGGAATGCCGACAGGTCAGCGTGCGCTCTTCGCTTACTGGCGAGTTGGGGCGAAGGTGCTTAGTGCCAACGCCTTCCGAACGCTGAAGTTGGCATAGGAGAGCTGAGATGGCTGAAGCGAAGACGAAAGCCAAGAAGGAGCCGGAGTACCCGGACACCCCCTCGGGTAAGGCGCTCCAGGAAGTCGGCAACCTCGACGGCGAGTCCGTCGATCCCGACAACCCGAAGCCCTTTGATGCCGAAGCCGTGAATGAGCACGGCGAGGCGTACCAGGCAGCGAAGAAGAAGCACCGCTGGGGCTGATCGCACAAGACGGGGAGGGTCTCTCGAGGGTGGCCCTCCCCGAACCCTCGAAAGGAGCAGAGAGATGGCACGCGTACCGAAGAAGGGCACACTGGTAGCGACGGAGGCGATCGTCATCGTCGTCGGTGCTCGCCCGATCAAGTACGAACGGCGCAAGGTTCGTGACAGACGGACCGGCGACATGGTGGAGATCGACATGACCGATCCCAGCTGGGAGCCTGAAGATCCCGGCAACGACGGAGTCCCGTACGTGTTCAGGGTCGGGCAGCGCTGCCATCCTGGGCATCCCGCCTACGAGTCGGCGAAGATAAAGGACGTCTTCATTTCACTCGAAGAGGCTGAGGAGCAGCAGCTCGTCGAGGCGTGAGCGGCAACGTGAAAGCTCCGCCGCTCGACCCAGCTAGCCCGCTTCGCAAGGATTACTGGCGTGGAGAGGAGGCCCCTGACTTCTGGCGGGAGCTCGCCCGCCTCGCGGAGTCCGAGCAGGGCAACATGACGATCACCCCGAAGCACGCCCGGCTTCTCCTCTACGCGTCAGGGCCGTGAGCGTCCCAGGCACCTACCTGAACCGTAACGGGAACGCGTCCGGTGAATCGTCGATGATGCTACCGCCCTCTGGTAACGGGAGTGCGGAGGGCGTGCTCGTTGCCGTACTGTCGAACGAGCTCGCCCGTTTCGTCGCGTTTTTCCAGTCTCTGCTGGGCGTGATGGGTTGTCTGCCACCGGGCTCTGGCCTGGGATGGGCTAAGGGTGTGAACATCCCGAAGGCTTGTAACAGCCTGGTCGTGCAAATGCTGAACGGTTCGTACGGGTGGCTGTGGGTGATGGGCGATGACCACAAGTTCGAGCCTGACATCGTCGCGCGCCTCCTGAACCACGACGTTGACATCGTGGTCCCCCACTGTC